AATTTCTTGTGCTAAAGCCGCCATAATTTCCGCTTCAACGTCGATACCCTGTTGTGCTTGTGCATCTTGTGCAGATTCAAAAGTCCAACGAGCACTTAACTTACGTGTTTTCGCTTCAACTGTTTGTTTTAAGATCTGAATTGACAATCTCTTACCTGCTTCACCTTCAAGTGCCGCTGTAGCAGATGCCTTATCAGTAGATCCACCACCTGAATAGCCTAAGCCAATCTTGAACGGTGATAGAGCCTCTTCGCCTGCAGTCACATCATCTAATGTGTCTGAGTAACGAACTCTTAATGTGTGGATTTGACCCACTGGTCCTGTCATAGGTTGAACACCAACGATTTCGTTAGCGATCACTGTAGGCATGACCCTTCTTATTACTGGTAGGATAACTCTATTTAAAGTTGCAACATTACCGGCAGAAGTTGCTCCTGCTGTAGCCGACTCAGCCAAGTATTTCTTGGTGTTGTCAAGCGTAGCAGACATAACAGACTTCTTATTGCCTTGTAGGCCTTCAAGTAATGCGCTCTTAGTTTCCTGCCATCTACTTTCTAATAGTTCTGACATTGATTTCTCCTTATTTTAATCCTGCAAGTCTTCTAATATCTACGACATTATCTGTTGCAGAATTACTTGCGCCATTTCTAACGTTAGATTCTTCTTTGTTGCCTGTTACTTCTTTTGCCTCGGTAAGTGTCGCCTTCTTCTTTGCCGGAGTGTTACCATCTATAACGGATGGCAAATACTTGTCAAACTGTTTTTGGATATTAGCAGTTTGTACAGACTCCAGTAAGTCTGTCATAATCTCTTTTTGTTCATTGCTCAACGGAGCAGTTAACCCGGAAATTACATCTTTTCTTTTTGCAGTTTCTTGTGCTTTTTTAAACTCAAGATCCTTAGATTCAACTAATTTAGTTGCCTTCTTAACAGTTGCTTTTGCTTCTGCTAATTGCTTGTCTTTCACTTCAACAACTTTTAAAAGTTTAGCAGTTTCTGATTTCTCATTCAAGTAAGAGTTAGTATACTCTTCTTGGAATGTTTCAAACAGTTTTCTACCAAAATCATTTTTACGTGCAACGTCGATGTCTTCTTTAAGTTGCCCAATCTCTTTTGTAAGAGTTTTTGCAACAGTATTTTCAACAACCTTCGCTCCATTTTTAACGAATTTTTCTTTTACTGTGTTGAGATGCTTCTTAGCCTCTCTAATTAGTCGAACTTTAGTTTCTGCAAGATCCTTTTTGTCTTCGTGGAACTCTGCAATTTCTTTAGCCAAAGCCTCTACCACAAATTCCTCAAGTTTGCCAAATTTAGTTGACATTGCTTTTTGGTCTTCGTGTAACTCTGAAACTTCCTTGCCTAATTGTGCAACAACAAAGTTTTTAAGTAGGTCTGCGTTTTCACGCATTGCTACATGGTACTTTGCTCTTGCTTCAGCAAGTTTTGTGCGGTCATCAGCAAATTCCGTAATCTCTGCACCAAGTCTATCCTCAACCATTTTTTCCACTGCTTCAGCCATTACTGACTTATCGTGGTCATATTTTTGAGCAAATTCTTCGCGAAGTTCTGCGGTTACTTCCTGACGGTTTTCAGTGATCTTATCCGCCCATGCTTCTTCTATCGATGCTTTGATGTCTTCAGAAATTACGTTATTCTCAAAAAGTGATTTCAGTGCTTCCAACATCATGTTCTCCTTATTTTAAACCTTGGATAATGTTTACCAAAGATTCTTTCAAATACTTCTGTGCCTTTGTGTCGCCTTTGACTTCGCGAGCCATATTAAATGCCTTATACCCATCTTTGGTATTCATCAAATGCTCGTAAATTGGCGTTGGATATGCGCCTGGAGCAGATGGTTGAGCAACTATATCAACAGTGATAATTTCAAAGTCGCTTACGTTACTATCTTCGTTTACGTTACCTGAACCACGCGATGAAACACCAAGTTTAACTCCGCTTTCCAGCATTGTTTTAACAAGTTGTCCCATCGGCGTAGGTAATACTTTTAACTTTCCATAACCGTTTGGTCCATCCATCCACATTTCTTTAATCATGTGCGAACAACGGTCAAGGTTAATGTTAAGGCCTTCTGGATGATCAACTTCACCAAGAACTGAATATCCTCCTTGAATCTGATCGTTAAGAGTGTTGACAGCCCTACTAATTTCACTTACGGGGTATATACGCTGGTTCGCATTGCGAACGCCACCCTGAATGCAAATACCTTTTAAATGAAGGTCTTTGCCGTCTTCAGTAGATTCCAGAACGATCTGCGCCTGGTCGAATGTCAAGTTCTCACGTAATAGGTTCATCATCTTAGACTATCCTCAACAATTACTTAGAACCAATGATTGACTTACCATCAGTTCCTGTTTCGCCTGCGCCTTTTTTCTCTGCGCCATGGCCTTTAGCGTTTGACATTGACTTAGATGCTTTACCACCTGGAACGTTAACATTGCCGCCATCTTCAGTTTTAGGAGCACTTACAGTACCACCTTTTTCTTCTGATGAACCTTTTGCAATATTAGCAGTTGTTCCGCCCATGTTATTTGCACCAGCAACTGGAGATTTTGCTTTATTGTCTTCGCCTTTTGGCTCAGCAATTTTTTCAACATACTCTCTCATTTGCTCAGTGTTAGATTTAGTACCTTCAAATGCTGGTACTTCGTCTGCTACGCTAAGATCGGATTCAGGAGCAAATGCTTCCTCTTCCTTTTCTTCGTCGTCACCCATGTCGTCCATTGGTGCTTCCTCAGAATCTTCATCGTCACCTTCTTCCTTATCGCCCATCATTTTTTCAAATTCTGCTTTAAGGTCGTCAAGTGCATCTTCTAAATCAACAACACGGTCTTCCATATCTTCGTCATCACCGTTGTCGTCGCCTTCTGCATCGTCGCCACCTTCGATGTCAGCCATCATATCGTCTGCTGGATCACCGCCCATGTCGTCTTCTGCTTCTGGTGTAATTTCTGCAAAGTTTTCGTCAACGTTTTCATCTTTTGATGCTTCGTCAACTTCTTCGTCTTTTGCTTCGTCAACGTTTTCGTCTTTAGACTCATCTGTTTCTTCGTCTTTTGCTTCGTCGACTTCTTCGTCTTTTGAAGATTCATCAACTTCTTCGTCAGTTGCTTCGTTAGTGTCTTCGTCTTTAGACTCGTCTGCTAACTCATCTTCTAATAAATTTTCATAAATTGATCTTGATTTTTCTACGACGATATCATGGAACAGTTCTTCTGCACCTTTCTTATCTTCGTTAACTAATTTTTCAAGCATCTGCTCGAATTTGTTACGGTCTGCCATTGTAGTACCTCCTATAAGTTTACGTTTGGTAAGGCTGTCAATAATATTTACACTTTATTCGGAATATATGTGGAATATAGGCTCAAAACGCAGGATTTTGAAACCTTAATGAAATTAACCAAAGATCTTCTGGAAATCTTCAATGGTTATGTGAGATAAGTTTGTGAAGTTTTTTAGACTTCCGGGTAAGAACTTGTCTCCTTCTGCTACTACTCTTATATATCTCTTTCTGTGATTTCTTTGGCATATTATGCCTACTTGACGTTCCCAGTTACCAAAATATGTTGCAGGGTCGTGTTCTCGCTTGTAATTAAATGTACCAGCGTATAAGTTGTTTACCTTATCATCGCCTTTTCCGGTGCCTGTAGTGCCTTTAAAGTCAAATCCTAACAAATATATAGGATCATGTCCGTGGTCTGAAGCAAGATCTAATGCTGTAGGACCACTACTCCAGCCTTTACTGGGGTTTAAAATGTTGAGTCCTTGTATGTCATTCAACTGTTTATTGTGGTTAGTGTATACTTTGTTGTGCTTTTGCCAGCCTGTTTTGCAAATTTCCATTACCATCTTGGCGTCTACTGCTACAAGATAGTCTGGCCTAAAGTCTCTATAAACTGCGTTACAGGCATAGATAGGACCGTACTGTTTTAATGATTCTAAACTTATGGGTTTACGGCTTGTGCCGTTACCAACAACGAATGCTGTTGACATAGGTTCTCCTATACTTCAGGTTGTGCCGCTAATCCGTACATTTGTCTTACGAAATGTAATTCTTTTTGTTGTTCTTCTTTATGAAATTCACCTGCTCTACGTGCTTTATTAATCTGTCGTAGGCTTAAACGTGTCTTACGAGTATCATTTTTTTGTACAACACCTTCGTCGTCAACAGAATCGTATGACTTGTCCTCTGTAGGTTCAAGTGTTTCTTTATCAAAGTAAAATAATTCTCTTAGTATCATGTAACTATTTATTCCTTATGCTGGTGGAACTTCAGGAGCCGGTGCTCCGCCTGCGCCGCCGCCTGTTGTTGTGTCAGGTGCCGCCGCTTCTCCGCCTGCTACTGGATCAGGCTCAGCAGTTGGATCAATATCTTCACCTCCTGCTATATCTGCATCTAATGCCGCTCCGCTAATACCTACGCCACGCATTTCACCTGCGGCGTCTGTTGGAGGTGGAGTTAAGTTTTCATCATTCTCTTCTTTCCAATAACGTTCGTTTTCTGCAATCTCTTCTGAACTTAATCCTAAGAAACGTTTCATTGCATATCTGTTACTGATAAATGGCACTGCCATAATTTGTGTAAACGTTGGAATCCTTACATTGTCAAGTTCTGATTGTCTGTAACTTGCAAAGTTCATTGGTGGCTCAAGTTTTAAATCAAACATTGAAACATCAATGTTCATTCCTTTTTCCATCAAGTAACGTTTAAACTCTTGGTTAAATTCTTCTGTTACAAGTGCTTGTAAACGCTCACAGTACTTGTTAAAGCGTAGTTCTTGTATGTATGCAGTACCTACTCTACCATCGTTACTTTGCGTTTGTGCATCATCTTGTGCCGCAGTTGGCAAGTAACTACTTGGAATACGTAAACCTCTAATAAGTTTATTAGTAAAGTATTTTAAGTCATCAATCTCACCTAAGTTAGTACCACCTGGTAATGTTTCAACTTTAGATCCACGTCCTTCTGCTGTTTGCGGAAAGAAGTAATCTTCATTAGTTGATAAAGGATTGTATGCACTGTCAATGACGCTTGTTGAACCGCCTGTTGCACTTGGAATACGTCTTTGATGTATTTCTGTTTTAACACGTTCTACAAACTGCATAGCAAGGTGTGATGGCATGTTACCTACGTCAATGTAAAACACTCTACGTTCTGGTGCTCTTTGTGTTCTGTAAATAATAATTGCATCTTCAAGTAATTCTTTTTGTTTGTAAACTTTAAAAATACTTTCAAGTAATGAATTACCAAATGGATAGTTGT